AGCTCTTTCCAGAAGTAGAACGCTTCCCATTCGTCGGGAACGCAGAGTCGAGCGACGTGGCATCCAGCAAGACCTCCAACGCCTTTGCTGAGATTTCCAACCGCGTTAGTGATCGCACCAAGATAGGCGAACCCGCTGTTGGCCTGCGACGCCTGAAACTCGTTCTGCGCGTTCTGCATGGCGAACTGCGAACCCATTCCGAGAAGCTGGCCAGGACCAGCCTGCTGCATGCCTTGGACGTATTGTCCTTGGGCAAACGGTGAAGCGCCCTGCTGCAGACCACGCAACTGAGCGGCCTGCGAGACGATCGGCTGCAGACCGAGTGCAGACTGGATGTTGGCGATGTTCTGCTGCTGACCAGCCGTGCGCTGCTGCTGTGCAGCCATCTGTCCAGCAAACGTCTGCTGCGCTGCGGTATTCCGTTGGCCAGTAGCAGCCAAGATGTTCTGGAAGGACTGCTGGGCCATACGGTTGGCCGTGTCACTGGTCGACTGACCAGATTGCAGGAGCCCAAGCGCCTGTGCCCGGCGTCGCTCGTCGGATGACTGGATGGCCTGCGAAACGCCAAGCGCCTCACGCAGAGCCGCCGCATTGCCAAGGATGTTTCCAGTAGCAGCCCCTCGAGCCCGCAAAGCCTGCTCTGTGGCCCTCTGGAGTCCCGGAGGAAGCGAACCAGCTTGAGCCAGCTCACCTGCGACCTGCTTCTCCAGATCTGCCCGCATGGACGCCGTCATGCCGGTGTCCCGCATCTCGGCAGGAGCGGCTACGCGCTCGTACTCAGGAACTTCAGGGGCTCCAGTCTCAACAGCAGCCTTTCCAGACTGAAGGTTTTGCAGGAACTGATCGTACAGCTTGTATCGCTCAGGATCTGCCGCCTCAAGCTCACGGCGCCGTTGTTCAGAAAACTCGGTTCCAAACTGCTTGGCGACATCGAGCTGTTTCTGGGTCAGCTCTGGAGCCATGTCTGCCATGGCCCTGGCGATTTCGCGAGACACGTCGATGTCTGACATGCCACGGAAGTCCTGGGTGACCTTCTTGCCGGTGCGAGGATCGGTGTATGTGATCTCTCGTCCTAGACGAGAAGCCGCCTCGATCTGCCTAAGCAAAGGAAACGTCTCGGCCTGAGCCAAGACCGCTTCACGGTTCGCTGCCGCCATATTTGGCGCTTCAAAATCACCACCCATAGGAAATCCTTTTGTTCGTCAAGAGGTTGAAGTATCGATCGAAGGGGTACAAGCGGTGAGCGCCTGTTGAAGCGTTTCTGCCTCCAACCAGGGTCACATTCGGGGCATTCATCTTGCAGAACCGCAGCATGCCCAGGAACAGCGTCTGAACCGCCATCGGCTTGGTCGTTGCCACAATTTCAACCCAAGCGATGTGACCAGAGTTGTCGGTCAACCTTGGGTCATTCGCTTCATTCTCGTCTTTCAGGATTCGGACGATCCCAACCCCGACGCATCTGCCCTCATCGACCACAATGCCCAACTGACGCTTTTCGTTGAAGAAAGCCAAGAAGTTGATGAGTTGCTCCCGGGTCCATCTCCGACACGTCGGCCACTTCCTCTTCAACACTGCTGCTGCTGAGATCAGTGTTGGGTGGGCCGTCATTGCTGCGGTTTGATGTTCTGCGGGAAGCCAGTGACGATGATCGATTGCACCGTCATCTTGCCATCAGTGCAACGCTGCTTGAACTGGATCGAGTTCCAACGGCCCTTCGAGATCAGGTTGTAGGACTTCTGATACTTGTAGGTGTTGTACGGAACGATGACCTTGTTGTCCAAGCTGGTGAAGGACCCGCTCATGTTGAGCGAGTAGCTCCAAGAGATTTCAGGAGACCAATCGGAATACGGGTTGTCGGTGCTGAACTGCACGTTGTACCCGATCTTGTCGACCATTGGCTCGTTGAATGCGTACGCCTTGGTGACGACGGCAGAGTTGTAGGATTGGCCTGCGTCCCGGAAGTTCGAGATCCTGGAAGGATTGAACCGAGTCTCCGGGATGTAGTCGTTGAAGATGTAGATCTGTCCCGGAGCGTTCTCCACGTTGGATACGGCTCCAGAGAACATGAGGATCTGCCCCATGTTCGAGAACGATGTCGGTATGAAATCGGTGACCTGCCAGTTGTCCCATTCACCCAGCCATGCCTTGGCCAACAGGTGGTACACATACACCGTGTTGTTGTGCAGGATGTTGGTGACGAGATTGTTGTCGTTCTCTGCTGCCAGGTTGTTGCCGTTCTCCAGAAGGATGTCGTAGTTGCTGTTCTGGACCTGATCCAGGTTCTTGGGAACAGCCAGCATGTACCGGTTGTTCCAGTAGACAGCATCGCAGTACTGATACTTGGACCTGTCGATCTGCGACATGATGTCTCCGATGGGTGCTGAGATAGGCAGGCCAACGTCAGTCTGAGTGCCGGCCTGGATCTGAGCCAGTGAACGGACACCGTCTCGAGCCAGGAACATGACGTCGGCGCCGACAGCGGCGATCGAACGGTGCGAGATGCAACCCACGTTTCCGCTGATCAGCGATACGACCCAATCAGCAGGATCTTCCTGCGGGTTGGCGTCTACAGCCCAGATGGACCGCTCCTTGAAGACGAGCAGCTTGTTCCCGAACCACGAGTAGAGTCCCGTGATCGGATCGCCATCGCCACCGACGCGGACAGATCCAGCAGGGTCCCAAGACTCACCGTCGAGGATATCGGAGAAGAAGAGCGTGTCCGGATAGTTGGTGGTGTTGGCTGACGCGCAGAAGAGACGCTGCGTGTGCGTCGCCAGGAATATCGGCTGACTGGGTGGCGTCAGCGAGACATAGGCAACAGCGTTCGACTGGTTGGGTGGTGAGATTGTAACCGCAGGAGCCGTTGTATATCCGCTTCCAGGATTTATGATGTTGATCGCGACAAGGTTACCTGCACCAGTGACGACCGCTTTAGCAGTTGCTGTAACACCGGATGGAGGCGCTGCTATCGTAATGGTCGGAACCGACGAGTGATCATCACCTTGGTTGATGACATCGATGCGGCTGATCTTTCCGGCTGTGATCGAGCTGTTGGCATTCGCAGCAGTGATGTAGGCCAATGATCCGAAGCCGTCGCAATAGTACAGCTTGTCGTTGAGCTGCGCGAAGTAGATGTACTTGGCAGAGTCCGAGAACGAACTGCCAGAGATGACCGTGTAGAGGTTGTTCGATCCGGAGTAGTACAGCCTCTGGACGTTGTTGTTCGACACCGCAACGACCAATCTCTCCGCAGCAGCCGTATCGAAGTAGAACCCGGAAACGATGTTAGCTGTGACCGGAAGATTGGATCCCCAGTACTCAGTGACAGACTCCCAGTTCGTCAGGATCTCTTCCCAGAGCTGGTTGATCGTATCCAGCCCCTTGAAGACGGTGCATCCCGGCCGGGTTACCAGATTGCCAAAGTCATCGTAATCGAGGTTTAGACCATCGGAGTACGACGTGTTGGCGATGTTGTCTGGACGAGTTGCGCTGACCTGACCTGTCGTGAAGCCGTTCGTGCCATCCAACAGAATCTCGTCGTCCAGGCTGTCGTTGGCTTTGAAAGGCATGGTTAGGCGATGTCGTCGAAGGTCCAGTCGTAGAGCGAATCAGGAATGATACGCGAGATCTGCTGCTGTTGGCCACGCTCCATGTCTTTCATTGTCCCGACATGTGCAGCGGCCTCACCAAACTTGGCCTGCGCTTTCCCGTACTGCCGCGAGTACTCGAGCAGATCACCCTCGGTGAATGCCATCAGCGCGTTCTCGATGCCCCGGATCTCGAAGATCTGGTTGTTGGCGATCGTGGCGTCCTCGCCAAACTGCCGCATGGGCGACTGACGCTTGCCGAGGATGAACAGCGTTCCGTTCTGGTCAGGCGTCGGAACCAGCTTGATCTGAGGGATTCCAGAGTCTCCGTAGGTCGTTACGCCATCATTGATCAACCGAGACAGGTTGATGAAGTTGCCTGGTGTGGAACGGCGGGACTCAACGTTGTTCCAGGTGTTGGGATCGAGCTGGAAGAAGGATTGCCATTCAGCCGCAGGAAGCTCGATGCCGTCACTGTTGCCATTCACCGTGAACCGGATAGCCACAGGCATATCCAAGTACATGGAGTTGTTGATGAACGCGCTGTAGGTGGACGTGACGTAGGTGTCCAGCTTGATGATCTCAGTCTGGGCATCGACCGACTTGGAAGCGACTCCTAGAGTGTCGTTCCACAGACAGGAATCCCAGATCATGGAATACCTGCGGATGCAGAACTTCTTGGCCAACGCGAGCGTCGCGGAGTCCGAGAACGACAGCTTATCGCAGGCAGCTTGAGCGATCTGGGAAGGAGTCATGGCTTAATTAAATTTAATTGCCACAACGCGAGCTTTCCAATGTTCTGGATATAAATCTATTCTAACTTCAGTTGGCTCGCCTCCGGGGATATTTCTCCATGTAACAAGTAGCCCGGTAACAGTCATTCTATTCAAATAAATGTTTGAAGAGTTGAATCCAAAACTAAATGCAGGAGAATATTGCCCGCCGGCGCAATCATATGCATTTATGATATCTCCAACTTCATATCCATTATTTGCAACCTGACATACCAACTGTGCCATTGCGATGTCCGGTCTCCCTCCAAGTCCATGAGCCACATTCAATATGTTATCTGCATTTCCAGTGGGCAAAGCAAACTCTGCGCTCACATATTTTGTGGCAAATTGAAGCGAAGACGTTGTTGCTTTTTTGATCTTGTTGGAGTCGGAGACGTCCTGGATCAGAACGAAGTCTCCAGCAGCGATCGTCTCTGTCGCTGGGTTGAACGCCGCATTGATTGAAAGGGTGTCGGTTGCGTCGCTTCCGATCGTGACGTTGCCGTTGAACGTAGCAGCACCAGCAAACGTCGCCGGGGCGTTGAACGTCGGCGTGGCAGCCACCGTGAGCGTGTCCGCAGCCGAATCCCCCAGCGTGATGTTTCCGTTCAAAGCAGCCACGCTATTGAGCGTCGTGGTGCCGTTGACGGTCAGGTTGTTGGCCAGCGTGATGTTCGAGTTGAACGAGATGCCGCCGTTGAAAGTCGCCAGGTTAGTGAAGTTGCAAGGACCGGCAAAGTTGTTGGTGCCACCAGCAGAGTTTTGCTGAATGCCGTAGGCGCCATTCAGGATGACGAACCCATTGGTCGTTACGTTGCCGACGATCGAGGCGCTACTGGCAACGTTGAGTGCGCCAGTGGACGTCAGGGTTCCAGCGCATGCGGTGTTACCGCTGCTCGCAGCCACCGTGAACTTGTTGGTGTTGATCGCGAAGTTGCCGGTGGCAGACAGGGTTCCAGCGACAGCCGTGTTGCCGCTTGCACCAGCGACAGTCAGCTTGTCGGTCGCGATCGTGAAGTTGCCGGAAGCAGCGGCGATGTTGACGCTGGTGGTAGAGAGCTGAAG